GTAAGCCACCAATTATTAAGATTGAGAATGATGCAGACTTCATGTTGCTTTGTTCAGATGGATTATTTATTTCAGGTAAAGATTTAGAGTTTTGGAAGCACGAAGACGTAGATGCAATTGGAAGTGGCACTGCTGCAGCATTAGCAGTCATGGCATTGGGACATAAAGCCGAAGAAGCAGTATGGGCTGCCTGTCAGAGTGATTTGTATTCTGGAGAACCTGTTAAGGTTTATAGCTTAGATAACGACAAACCTATTATTTGGACGAAAAATGGTACAAGCGACGGTAAGTGAAGAGCAGTTTATAGAACTATGGAATAAGCATCAATCAGCAACAAAATTAGCAGAAGAGTTGGGTATTAATGTTCGTAATGTTTTAGCAAGACGTGCAAGGATTGAAGGCAAACGAGGGATTACCCTACTAGCCACATCTACACAACGTGGTGTGAGAAAACACCAATATGTTTTACCTGAAGATAGAATCCGCACCAATCTGTTTATGGAAGATGGATTGATTGTTGTTGGTTCTGACTGTCACTATTGGCCTGGTTATGTATCAACCGCCCATAGAGCATTTGTCAAGATTGTTAAAGACCTTAAACCACAAGCCGTAGTATTGAATGGCGATATTATGGATAACGCAACCATTAGTGCTCACCATAGAATTGGATATGCAGATAGCCCCACAGTCAAGGAGGAGTTAGATGAAGTTCAAGCACGTTTGGCAGAGATTGAATCTGTTTCAGGTAACGCTATTTTGCACCGCACTATTGGCAATCACGACCTTCGTTTTGACGGCAAGTTGTCTAATATACTCCCTCAGTATGAGGGTGTTAAAGGATTTGCTCTAGCCGACCACCTGCCTAATTGGAAATACTCTTGGTCAATTATGGTGAACAACAACACAATGATTAAGCACCGTTGGCACAATGGTATCCATGCACAATACAACAATGTCCTAAAGGGCGGGGTCTCAATGGTCACGGGTCATCTACATTCCTTAAAAGTTACTCCGTGGACAGACTATACTGGCGACAAATACGGTGTTGACACTGGAACAATGGCTGCACTAGGCGGTGATAAATGGGAGTATTTAGAAGACACAGCCGTCAACTGGCGTTCAGGATTTGCCGTATTGACATTCCGTAATGGACAACTCATGCCGCCTGAACTTGTACAGGTTATTGACGAAGATGAAGGATTGGTGTTTTTCCGTGGAGAGGTAATGAAAGTATGATGTTTGAAATTAAACAACTCACCGAAAATGAAGATGGCTCTGCAGATGCTTATGTTGAATTGGACGCAGACCTAATGAAGATGGTGGTGCAAGAAGGATTCAATGCCATATTGTTAAAAGCGATAGAAGGATATAAAAATGAACAGAAATTGGGATAAATCATTTGATTTTGTAATTGTCAACGAGGGAGGATTCGTTAATAATCCAAAAGACCCTGGAGGGCCTACTAATTGGGGATGCACTCAAAAGGTATGGGAATCTTTCGTTGGACATCCTGTCACAGTAGATGATATGAAAGCCCTGACTAAAGAAGATGTAAAACCACTGTATAAAAGGAACTATTGGGATGCCATACACGGAGATGCTCTTCCTTCGGGACTTGACTATTGCATTTTTGATTGTGCTATCAATAGTGGTGTGGGTCGTTCTGCTCGTTTCGTACAAGAACTCGTGGGTGTTTTTGCTGATGGTGCTATCGGGAATAACACTGTTGCTGCTATAAGCCAAATGAATCCTACAACCTTGATTAACGAGTTTTGTGACAAACGCCAAGCATTCCTAGAATCACTGCCTACTTTTGCCACATTTGGTAAGGGGTGGACAAAAAGAGTTCAGGAAGTGCGTACTCGTGCTTTAGATATGGCAGGTTGAGGGGACAGCCTCTCGACTCCCGATTCGTTGATGGCCTAGTTGGAAAGCCACAAAACAACTAGGTTAAGCATACCCTCTCGGTGGCTTGACTATTTGGTCTCCAAGCTAATCTGTTGATTAACCCATTCCTGAAGTGTCATTAATTGTGTTGTTGTGATGGAGCATTCTTCGGCAACAGATAGAATGTTATGGGTTTCTCCATTAATTGTGATGGTGGCGTTGGGAACGCTGGACACTGCACCGCTACCGGAGTTGTGCATCCCACTATAGTAAGAGTGGATACTACTAATCCGAGCTTCATAAGTTTGTTTAATGTTGTCATTGATTATTTCCTGTTCTTTAAGTTTTGCAGTATTAGCATCAATCTGCTTTTGGGCTTCGAGTTGAACCCTATCCGAGAATTCTTGAAAGCGCAGATGCTCCACGTAAAACCCACTGCTAAAACCAGCGAGTAAAAGAGCAATATAAATGTAAGTTTGTCCACCTATACCGCCTATTAGTGAGAGTAAGAATTTCATTGTGGCTCCGCACCAGACATCTGTTTACCTGCTACAGAAGCTGCGCCTGAACCTGAAACGATACCTAAGGCACCTGCTAGTTCAGTAAGACTAATTTCTTTGCCTGTATAGATTAAATAGATGGCTGCACCGCCTACAAGGAAAAAGCCAAGCATCCACGCCCAACGAGCAATATCGTGAGTCTGATTGTCTTTGCCAGTAAGAATGTGTGTAAAAATACTGTTCATATTTATCCTTTATAACCCCAAGTTAAATACCAAGCAATCCAAGTAGCGGCTAGGAAACAGTAAAACTGCACCTTGCGTATCTTATTGATGTCGTGTTGGTATTCCACTTGATTTTCCTTGTCTTCTTTAATCATTCGGGCCTTAATAACTTGAATATCATTCCAAGCCTTGGCACCGTATTTCTTTGTTACTTCTTCCTTCATTCTCTCTTCTAACTTTTTGACTTCAAGCAAAAGAGTGTATTCGTTATAAGCTCTCAAAACGGTATGGTCAGGTTTGACCTGTTGGGCTTTACGCCTTTCCTGTATCCGTCTTTGTGCTACTTCTACTGCTTCATGCTGTACTGCTTCGATACTCTTGGTTAGTTCTTTGGTGGCAACACGAGTGCCATCCATCGTTTTACTAACTGTTTTTATCCCCTCGGATATTCCGAAGTCTGACATAGGCTACTTTCATTTAATAGATATTTGACCGCTGCCAGCAAGATAAATTAAAAGAGCAACTACACCCATACCAATTACTTTAATGGCTTTGGTGACAACACCTTCGCCTACAGTTTGGTAAAAGTTATTAATTACTCGTTCTGTTACTTTTTCAACAAGTTCTTCGAGTTCGTCATCGGTTAGATTGATAGCCATAATTAGGTCGCTTGGGTTTGTGCAGTTAGAATTCCATTGGTAAAGGTCATGCTTCCATTAGTGCCGGTAACGGTTAATTTTGCAGTAGTAATTGTGACAGATAATCCTGTAGGTTTGCCTGTAAGGTCTGAATAAGCTCCTGTATGAGCAACTGTTGCTAATCCAGTAATTCCTGTATAGGGAATATTTGTTAGACCTGCACCAGAGCCATTAAATTGACTTGTAGCAGATATAGTTGTGCCTGAAATAGTAGAGGGTGTGGTGTTACCAATCGGGGTATTGTTGATGGTAGAACCTGTAATTCCTACACCACCAATCGAACCCCCTGTAATTGCTACAGAGTTGGCATTCTCATAAGCCATTGTTCCCAAGGTACCAGTTTGCTGGTTAATAAATTGGAAAACGCTATAGAACCAATCACGGAACTGTCTAGACGATACGTCTTGGTTAGTAGGAGGTGGAGGTGCTAACTTTGCCATTATTCGTCATCTGACTCTTCATAACACCAGTTTTCGGCATATCCATACTTCTGTAGGGCAGGAATAGCCTCTTCCATGCCTTCACCAATGTCATCTCGTACGTTAATACAGTCAGGAATCTCAATTTTCTTGACATTTTTGTAGGCACGCTCACAGGCTTGTTTAACGGTCTTTCCTACGCCGTTTGCCACGAGTACATAGTCACCTGCCGTCACTAGGCTTGGACGCTCTACAATGCCGTTCTCGTCGTTCTGAGGGGCATTCCCAACCATTACCTCACATAGGGCAAAATCTTTTGAAAGGTGGTCGGGTAAACCATAGATAGGAAATCCAGTATGGTCACGCCCAGTAGTTTTAGACCTAGGGTAATCCCCAATAGGGATAACAATACCAGTAGCAACATCGTAGCTAACTTTGAGAGAATCTTTGCCATTGATTAAGTCCACCATCCAATCAACAACAGAGCCTTTATGGACGGCTTGTTGAATGTTAAAGAAAGGCCACCCTTTACGCATAGTCCATTCTAGGGGGCGTGGTTCACCCTTTTCATCAATAATGAAGGCTAGGTCTACAAAGCCCGTATGACCGATATAGCACAGGTAGTCTTCAAAGCGTTTTAGGGTGTCATTGAACAGGTTAGATTCGGTCATGTATTTGAGAACCGTACCTTGTTCGCCGGTATTGCAACCATAGTTGCCAGACATGAGCTTCTTGTGCTCAAAGCCCTCTGCAACGTTCTTATTAAATCCGTTAGGCCCAATCCAAGCACCTACACCAAACTCAATACCTGGCACAAACTCTTGGAGAATAAAGTCCCGTTGTTTACCGTTTGCTTTCCAACGCTGCAACATAAATACCATATCAGCAGGAGACTTGGAAACATAGGACAGAGCTTTGTCAGCATCTCCTGAAGGTTTAGATACATAACGCTTAGGGTTAGCCTTAACAAAGTCTATGGCAGAGTTGTAGTCATGGAACTCAAAAGAAGGAACTACTGCTAGTCCGCCCTTACGCATAATTTCTTGACCATAATCACGGTCTAGCTCCATCTTGGCACCTAATTGGTTTGTCCCGATAATTGGATAACCCTCTTCGTGGTATTTCTCCAATTTACGCATCTCAAATGCGTTGTCTGACAAAACAATTAAGTCTGCTTGTTTAATGTATAGTTCCCAATTCAAGACTTGGTCAATAATGCCCTTACCAATCTTAGAACGCTCTTGACCATGTGGGCGAATATATTGCTTAACGGTGTGTCCTTCCGCCATACAGCGAACACCAAAGTCAACTAAAGCACCAGCAGGGTCAATTAAAAGAATAAACATTAGCTCATCTTCTTTTTAGGCAATTGTTTTTTAGATTTACCAGCCTTAGAAAGAGCAATAGCAACAGATTGTTTTTGTGGGTATCCCTCGCTCTTGAGCTTCTTAATATTAGAACCAACGGTCTTTTGTGAACTACCTTTTTTGAGTGGCATTATTTTTTCTTTCTTTGTGCTTCATAAGCACCATAAGTTGATTTAATAATTAAAGTTTTAGCACGGGATAAATCTTTTTGAGTTTGTGCATTATTTATAATGTCACTAATTTTTTGAAATTCTACTGGGTCTTTAATAAGTGCTGCACGAACACTATCGGCAATATCACCCCATAGTTTTTTAGCTTCAGACACTTTTCTACCAGATAAGTAACTTGCAAACTCCTGCTTAAACATTTTTGCACCGTCAGCATCTTTTGCATAGTTAAATATTTGTTTATTAATGTCAGTAGCATTGCCCTTTTCAAAATAAAATGGCAATTCATCCTTTGCTTGAGCAACACGTTCCTTTTCAAATACTTTGCGAGCATTTTCTTCTGCTCTAGTACCAGTAGTTTTTTCAAGATAATCATTGAATGTATTACGTACAGCATCCTTTTCTTTTTTGCTAAGAGCATTAAATTGAGGACTTTTTAATTTATTAATAATGACATCACCAGTTTCTGGCATACCCTGTTCATTTGTAAAAAATGATTTAAGCCTAGCCTCTTGTGCGGCTTTAGTGCCTTCAGGTAATTTGTTGATTAAGTTTTTGTACTGTTCCGATTCTAAAAACTTAGCACCGGTCGAATCATAGGCTTCTTTTGCTTTTTCATACATTCCGTTGCCAGTAGTGCCAGGTCCATGTTCTGCTTCAATTTCGGCTTTGGCAGCTTGACGAAAATCATTACCACCAACTCCAATAGTTTTAGCTTCTACTCCAAGTGCATTTTGTGCTTCACGCCCTGAAATGGTTGGTTCGCTCTTGGGAAAAACAGATGCTATTTTACGAACAGTGCCATATTTTGGAATTAAACTTAATGCAATATCTTCGGCTTTGTTAAATACTGAACTTGCCAATTTAGATTTAACTAAAAAATCTACAGTATTTTTAACTGGTGCTGGCATACCAGTAGCCAATCCAGCAAGAGTTTGTGTCCCAGTACCATACCCAAGGTCTTTAGCAACAGATTCAGCCAAACCAGATGCAGCACCCATTATTGCCCCACCTGTGGCGGTAGCTAAAGCACCTGGGCCAGTAAAACCACCAATAACACCGCCTATTGCTCCACCGGTAGCCGCACCTCTAGAAATGTTAGAACCATACTCTTTTAAAGGAACTGAACCCATTTTAGACTTATCCCAACCAAATGGTTGCTGAGCCAAAGGTACATCTTTACGTTTAGAAGTGGGTGCCATTAATGCTGCACCACCTTCTGTTTCAACTGGTTTGGTCAAACCAATAACATCGGCATATTTTTTGGTGGGCTCTTGACCGCCAACCAAATCACTTGGAGGAGATACTAAATCTTTGGGAGGACTTCCAGCACTAATTAAATCAGAAGGTGGAGAAAACAAATCGGATGGGGGGTTTGCCATTTATTGTGATTTCCATTGTCCGTTTTCTTGCCACCACCACTTTTTTTGTGATGGGCTGTATTGAGCACTTGAAGGAACTCCCTGTGGTAATGATGGCACACCTTCATTAGTCTTTTCAGCTTTTGATTCGGTAGATGCAGTAGGTTTTCCGCTATATCTTGATTTTAAGAAATCTTCTATAGTCAAATCAGGATTAGAGTCCATTTGCTTTTTAAATTCAACCACATCTTTAACAGAATAAGGAATCATTTGGCGAGACTTTAACACATTAGCCTTGAATTCTTTGGCTTGCTCTGCATTCATAATTCCAGCATCTAAATAAGATTTTCCAGCATTTTCGTAGTCTTGACGCAATTTAGCCAATTTTTGAATTTGAACAATATGTGGCTCTCCAGACCTACCTTTGTAGATTGCTTCTGTCTTTTGAAATGCAGCATCAGTTGGTCGATAATCTGGCATTAAGAACTGCACCATTTCACGAGTAGCTGGCCCAAGAATTGAATCATACATTTGTGCATCGGTATCAGACATATTATTTGACAATGCTTTGGCAGGAGCGGTCAATAATCCTTTGTCTGGAAGATTTGAAAATGTTGTTCCTGTAACACTCTTTGAGCCGTTTTCATTAAGTGTAGACACATCATCCAAACTAGAAAGAATTAATTGTGAATCAGTGTTAACCCTACGTGCCACCTTTTTGTCATCCGTTGAAACTTTTCCTGTTGCTACACCATATTTTGGATTAGCAAGTGCATCATCAAACGTCGTTGGCACAACTTTTCCATCTACAACTTTTGTAACGGGTTGTTTTGGTAAGTTGTTTTGGTCTGCTGCGGTATTTTTGCGTTCTTTGTCAGCTAATGCTTGTGCTGCACGCTTAGACGCTGCTTCTGCACGGTCTTCTGCTTCTGTTTTCTGTCTCATTGTAGGAGACATTTTGCTTAAAAATTTGTCTTTTAATTCGGGAGTCCAAACATCTGGTAGTTGCTCAGGTTTCGCAACACCAGTACGCTCTATTGCATCTTTTAATCGTTGGTCGTAATCTTGTTGACTTTTGGCACGATACAAAGCACTCATAAAATCATCTTTAGCATCAGTCTTTAGTTTCTGAGCTTGTTCTCTTGTTCTTTGTGCTTTGTCTAAATAACGACGTGCTTCCATATCAGCTACTTCTGCTGCTTTGTTATCGCCCATAGCACTAAAATATTGTGCTTCTTGTGCTTTTGATTGTGCATTTTGTTGGTCTGTTTGAGCAGTAATCAATGTTTGATTAACTAAGCCAGCACTAGTCAACTCGCCATCAGGAGTAGTCAGCTTGTATTGAGGCCCAAGCATATTGCCAGCCATAGCACCTAATCCTTGAGGTTGACCACCAACACCAACACCAGTCATTCCAGGCAACCCTTTTGGTGCCATGCTTTGTTGAGCTTGTTGTAATTTTTGTTGTTGTAACTGATATTGTTGGTATGCAGTATCTTCCTGCCTAAATGCTTGAGCAGGGCTTGTTTGCAATACACTAGCTAATTCTGAAAGACTTGCCATATTAAGTCACCGAAGGAGATGATTGATTATATTGTGCGTATAAAGTCTGCAAAGGGTTAATTACGTTTGCAGTGCCACTAGCCAATCCTTGTAATCCCAATCCAAGAGCACCTGCTTGTCCAAAGTTGATACCTTGTTGAGCTTGTGCTGCACCTGCAGGGGCTTGAGTAGCACCAGATAACTGAGAAAGTAATGCTTGTTGTTGTGCTAACTGACTTGTAGCGTATTGCTGACCAAATGATTGAGCTTGCAACAATCCACCACCAGATACCAAACGACCTTGAGCTGCTTGTTGAGCTTGTTGAGCTTGTAAACCTTGTTGAAGGTTAAATTGGTATCCTGGAGTTGTAGTAATGGTACTAGGATTTGTTAGCAAGTTTTGTAGTTGTGCTGCGGCTTGTGGACGATAGGCTGCGTATGGGTCTGCTACACCAGGCTTTGTAGCACCACCACCTAATAATTTAGCTGCACTACCTAACTGTCCGATACCACCAATAAGTTGAGCACCAGTCTTAGCATATCCAGCTAAATCGCCTAATGTAGTTCCTACTCCACCTTTAGCAACCACATTACCTGCTGCATCAAGGATATTACCACCTTGAATAGAACCCATAGTCCCGTCAGCCAGTTGGAATGGTACAGACTCAGCACCTGCTGCCGCAGTTTCTAAAGCGGGGGTTGCTGCGGCTAATTGCTCTGCAGTTACTCCTGCTGCCGTCAAATCACCTGCAGATACACCTGCTGAAAGTAAATCAGCAACAGGAACTCCTGCGGAAACTAAATCTGCAGTGGTAGCACCTGCGGCTAAGGCATCACCAACACTAGCGGAACCTGCTGCAACGTCTGCTGCAGTAGCGACTCCTGCATCAACTGCTGCGGTTGCTGCTACATCTGCTGCGGCTACACCAGCATCTACTGCTGCTGCACCTCCAAATATATCTGCTACTCCAGCGACTGCTCCGCCCATAATCTATCCTATCATCTTAGTAAACATACGCTCAGTCTCTTTATATCCTAAACGTTCAAATATTGGCCCTACGTCCTGATGTACTTTTACATTCATGGACAGCTTTTTAACTCCGTACTGCTTCATTATCTCTTCGGTCTTAATGAACAATTTTACACCTGTCAAGCCCTTACGATAATCTTTGGCGATGAAAAAAATGTCATCCATAGCCATAAATTGGTCTTTATAATGGATGTGGTGGTATAGCAATAATATGCAATATCCTACCAATTTTCCATCATCTCTAGCAGTTACAATCTTCATACTGCCATTTTTGAACATTTCTTGATACCGCCCATAATTTGGGTTGAGCTTAATAGTATCCTTATGTAAAGCTATTTCTTCCCAATGGTCTTCAAGTAATGGCTTAATTTCGTCAATAACTTGGTCGTAAGTCTCTTCTTTGTACTCAATCATGTATCCCCCGATT